CGCAAAGAAAACCCTGCTTTTGATTTAGGTACGGCAGTACATGCGATGCTACTTGAGCCAGAGAAAGATTTAATTTTACGTGGGCCAGAGACAAGGCGCGGCAAGGCGTGGAGTGAAGCCAAAGAGGATGCAGAGAAGCAAAATAAGCTACTCCTGACCGAGGCTGACTATGATTTAGCATGTGACATGGCTGAAGAGTGTTTAACGCACCCTATGGCAGCTAAATTATTGAACAACAAAGAGTTGATTACAGAAGCATCATTCTTTGTAACGTGTCCTGAAACTGGATTAGGGCTTAAAACCAGGCCAGATGGGTTTTTAGCATCTGCTGGCTTAATTCTTGATGTTAAGACATGCCAAGATGCAAGCTTAAATGGGTTTTCTAAAGCTTTAAGGAATTTTAATTATTCTTTGCAACAAAGCTTTTACAGATATTGTTTAGAGATTGAAGGTATTAAGATTTCTAATTTTATATTTATTGCAATTGAAAAAGAAAAACCACATGCAACAGCATGTTATGAATTGTCAGATAAATATGACAGGTATGCACGCCAAGAAATGATGCAAACATTACACAAGATAAAGCGGGCAAAAGAAACCAATGATTACAGCACTGGTTGGCCTGACTTAGAAACATTATCTCTACCACCTTGGTTGGATGGCGAGATATAATTTATCCCAGCGTGAGGGTGTCACGTATTTTTAAGGAAAGGTAAACATAATGTTACCAAAAATATTACGTCGAAAAGAAGTGGAGAAATGGGCTGGTGTGGGAAGGTCTACACTTTACAGTTGGGTAAAGGAAGGGCATTTTCCAAAGCCAATTAAGTTAAATCTTAAAGAAGGTAAGAGCGCAAAAATTGGATGGCGTGAAGAGGATTTGATGGATTGGTTTAATAACTTGCAGGAGATAAAATAATGCAACATATGATAAGCGGTGTAACCGCATTGTACCCTAGACTAAATGGTACTTATAAATTTGATACACAAGAAAACAAAAGCGTTAAGTGTCATGCACTTGATGAGGGCGCAGCCTTTGAAATGTCATTTAAATTAAATGATGAACAAGCAAAGGAGCTACATCAAATATGCTCACAAGCTTATGCAAATGCGGCGGCAATGGATACAAAACGTAAATGGCCTGACAAGCCTACTAATTTGCCATACAAGCGAAACGCAGATAATGAGATTGTTGGTAAATGTAAGTTAAAGGGATCATATGGTGGGGATATTACACAACCGCCAAAGCAAGTTGATGCATCACGCAACAGATTGCCAGATGATTTTATGCTTACAACAAACTCAAAAGTAAACGTAGCAGTGGTAATCGTGCCATATAATACTGGTAGTTTGAACGGTGTTTCATTGCGTTTGCGGGCAGTTCAAGTATTGGAGCTGGCAGAGTTAGAGGGTGGTGATGATCCATTTGATAAAGTGGATGGTTTTGTATCACCTAATTCTGATGCAATATTTAACAACACGCAGCCAGCAAAGCCAGTAAATGGGCAAGAGTATGATCCATTTGCCGCGAGTGTAGCTTCACAAGCTCCACCTGCTAATGATTTGGATGATGATATTCCGTTTTAGATAAAATTATGCCCCCTGTAAAACAAACAAAACAGGGGGCATATATATTAAACATTCTTCTAAGGAATATATAGATGATACATAATAATAATGCAGAAAGCAAGTTTCCATCAGCAAATTGGTCAAAATACGGCTCAAAAATAATACAAAGTTTAGAATTAAAGAAAACTGCACAAGGTGAGTTTCATGGCCCTTGCCCAAATTGTGCGGGCAAAGATAGGTTTTGGATTAAAGAGCATAAAGGTGAGGTGTTAGTACATTGTAGAAAGTGTAATGATTTCAAGGGGATAAAGGACAGGATGAGGGACTTATCTCTTTGGCCTACAGAAAGTCATGTAAATGCTATACAAGCTGTGCGTACTGATAATATACTATGGCCTGAAAGGGACGCGAGTATTACACATCCATATCTTGAAAATAAAAAGTTAAATATAAATAATGCAATCATTGATGGTGATAATTTATGCATACCCATTATTGATCCCAAGGGTAAACGTGTAGGGCATCAACTTATTACGGCTGAAGGCCGCAAGAAGTTTTCATATCAAATGCCTGTTGTTGGTAACTTTAGTGTAATTGGTGGGCCAATAGTTGACTTTGCTTATGTAGCTGAAGGATGGGCAACAGCCGCCACAGTTTTTGAAGCAACAGGCAAGCCATGTGTATTTGCATTAAACGCAGGTAATATTCCAGCAGTCGTTGATAATCTTTTGCAGGCCAAGCCAGATTGCACGTTTGTTGTTGCAGGGGATAATGATGATGCTGGTATAAAGGCATGTGAAAGAGCGCAAGAGGATCATGGTATAGAATATATCCTACCTGACATGGAAGGATGGGATTATTCTGATATGTGGTTGGAGCGTGGGCCAGATGTAACGGCAGAAGCTTTAAAGATTGAAAGTGTGTTAAGCCAGGTATTCTTCCCATATGACGCTAAACCACAGTTATCCAGAAATTACTTAATGAAAGGTTGGTTTGGTGAAGGCCAGATGTCAGTGATATATGGCCCATCAAATGTAGGTAAATCTTTCTTTGTTTTGGATATTGCTTGGCATATCGCAGCAAGCCAGCCGTGGAATAATAATAAAGTTTCTGGTGGTAGTGTTTTATATTTAGCTACTGAAGGCGGTATGGCATTTCATAATAGAGTTGTGGCCATGAGACAACATTACACTGACCATAAGGACGTTAAATTAGCTGTAAGGCCATCACCAGTAAACATGCTTGATGCAAATGTTGATATGAATGTGCTGGCTAAGTTATGTCGTGAAGTTGCACGAATACATGGCCCTGTTAAGATGATTATAATAGATACACTTTCAAGAGCTATGTCAGGAGCTAATGAAAACAGCCCAGAAGATATGACAAAGTTTATTGGCAATTGCGATCAGTTACGTGAGCTTACAGGGGCGCATGTTGCTACAGTACACCATTCAGGAAAAGATAAAGCAGCAGGGGCAAGGGGTCATAGTTCATTAAGAGCTGCAACTGATACTGAAATAGAATTAGATTATAATGAAGAAACAGGATTACGTTCTGCAAAGGCCACCAAACAAAGAGATATGGAAACTGGCGCAGTATTTAATTTTAAGTTGAAAGTTATTGAGCTAGGCCAAGATGATGATGGGGATGCTGTTACAACATGCGTTATAACAAAAGCATCATCTGAAGAAATTGAGGATGCAAACCGCCCGCAAATAAAAGGTAAAAACCAAACTTTGTTACGCAGTGTATTTAAACAGCTTAGATCAGAGGGATTGGGTAATCCAAATCCTGGCGGCGTTGGTTGGCCTGAACCAAGGGCTTACCATGTTATATCTGAAGAAACTGTTAAAGATCACTTTATAGGTAAATGTAGCAGTGCAAGTAATCCTAAAACAAGTTATAAGCAGGCTTTAACTTCACTTATAGGTTCAGGTCATATAGCAATGAATGACGGATTTATGTGGTTTACTGATAGCAGTGGGAAAGCCAAGCAAAGGATTGAATAATGAAAGAATATAATAACATTAGATCAGATGTTTTAATGCAGGCTTTAAACTTAATTAATGGTGATAGGGAAAAAGATTATGGCACGCCAAAAGAAAACTTTAATACAATAGCAGAAATGTGGACAAGTTACATGGGGCATAAAGTTGATGCATCTGATGTTTGCAATATGATGGTATTGCTTAAAATGGCAAGATTACGCAATGGTGGGCATACTGATTCCAGCACAGATGCAGCGGGTTATGCTGCATTGGCTGCAGAAATGTCAGACGCTTGCAAAGAGTAGCATATTTAGGTTATGCTTAAATTAAGCGGGTTCTCCTCCTCCCAACACTTGATTGCTCAGTGTATGCCCGTTTAACTAGGGCTGTGCCGTCTCCTTTCTCCCTTGGCACAGCCCGCTTTTTACAAGGCTGTGATATGTCAGAATTTAACATAAACCTTACTATAGACTTAACGTGTACTGACGGCGATGAGGCAGATGAGGAACTTGATCTTTTATGTGATTATATATCTGACAGGCTTTTGGTCACAGACCAAAGGACTGTCATGCAAGCCTTGGCAGAAATAATTATAGAACTAAATGACCAGAATATGGTTTACAATAAATCATTACATTGATTTCGTGTGAGCAAAGTCATGCCCGAATTTGCCCACACGTCTAAGTATATTTTAAACAAGTAATCATCAAGCGTTATATTTATAATTCAAAGCTTTTTATTACTTG